TGCTTACAATAAAGCAAACAACTTAGCTGTACAAATTGCATCGGTTGGAGAAGTTTCTAATACTTATTATATTAATTTTGCGGATCATAATAACGATTCGTCAAATATCTTATATACTACCGCAAATAACATACTGACCTTTAAACCTTCTGAAGGAAAATTAGGTGTAAGGTCTATTGACTTGACATCAAATACAAATATAGTTGCTAAAACTGTAGTTGTACCAGACATTAATCCAATTGTAGTAGATTCATTCTCAATTAATGAATTTAGAAGTGCTTTTTATCAAATACAAATATCAAGACCAAGCTCTTTTCATTATCATTCATTAAATTTTAACGTTGTACATGATGGATATTTTCCAATCACATCAACTTTTGGTGAAGTGTATACGGGTAGTTTAGGTTCATTCTATGCAAGTATATTTGGATCAACATTAGAAGTAACTTTTTATCCTAGTATGGGTGCTTCAACTGTTGTTTTCACTAGATATGCAGTTGATACAAGTCCTATACAAGGAACTCCAGAAGATTCTATGGGTTTAGTTAGCCAGTCTCCAACATCAAGATATAATTCTGGATCAGTTACAGAGCTAACAACATTGATTTTGGATTACGGCACAGTAAATTAACAAGAATAAATAAATCAAACTTTAGGGATAAACCATGGCTACACAACTACAATTAAGACGAGGTAATACGGTAGAAACTTTAGCGTTTACCGGCGCTATTGCTGAAGTTACCGTAGATACGGCACAAAACACGTTAACTGTACATAATGGTGTAACACCTGGCGGCAATTATTTGGTCAACAAAGGTCAATTTGAAGCAAACGTTGCAAATTTGCAAATTTTTGCACAAGCAGCTTACAATGCCGCAAATAGTGCTGGTGGCGATACTGCTTCTGCAAATACTATTATACTACAAGGTGTTGATCTTACTCAAAACACCAACATTGCCGCAGTCAACACATATGCTGGTTCTGCTTATGCTGCTGCTAATCTAGCATTAGGTATTGATGCAACTCAAAACACCAACATCACAGCAGTTAATACATATGCTGCTTCAGCTTATGGTGTTGCTAATACTGCTACTAGTAACATTACTGCGATTCAAGGTGTTGACAATACCCAAAACACCAACATTACTGCTGTAAACACATATGCTGGTTCAGCTTATGCTGCGGCTAATTTGGCATTAGGTATTGATGCAACTCAAAACACCAACATTACTGCTGTTAATACATATGCTGGTTCTGCATTTAACAAAGCAAACAATGCACTTCCTTTAACTGGTGGTTCAATATCAGGCAGTATATCAATATCACAGGACTTATCTGTTTCTGGTAACTTAGTTGTTCTAGGAAATACAATATCAGTTAACACAACATCATTTGTTGTGCATGATTCACTAATTCTTTTGGGTGAAGGCAATTACACCAGTGACGTTTTAGATATCGGTTTTGTTGGTCACTACAATGACGGTACTAATGCTCACGCTGGTCTTATCCGTGATTTTGGTGATAAAGATTGGTATTTGTTTAAAGGTTATACACCAGAAGTTGATGCAAATAATAATGTTGATCTCAACCACGCATCATTCAGAAAAGCAAACTTGCAATCAGACTATGTTAAATCAAATCTAATTGCAACAACAGCTGTAGTAAATGGATTAGATATTTTCAATTACGTTACTTCTGCTTACGCAGCTGGTAATACCAATGCGACCAACATTACTGCTGTAAATACATATGCTGCTAGTGCTTATGGTGTTGCTAATACTGCTACAAACACTTTAGGTTACACATATGTAACTGCTGGTGCTTATGGTAGTGCAACTGCTGTACCTGCAATCACATTGGCTGCAAACGGTAGAGTTGTTGCTGTAACAAGCACAAATATACAATCTGGTACCACTGGTCAAGTTGGTTTGGTACAATTAACTGATTCTGTTACTTCTACTAGCACAACAACTGCTGGCACACCAAACTCAATTAAGATTGCATATGACAGAGCTCAAGCGGCTTTCACAGCTGCAAATTCTGCATCTGCCAATGCTTCATCAAGTTCTGGTGCAAGCTTGGCACAAGTGATGTTCTGGAGCGGTTTCGTTTCAAATTCTTAATATAAAAAATATATAAATAATACTAGACGAGTTCAAATTAACAAGGAGAGCGAAGATGTCTATCAAAATTCAAGGAACAGATGTTATTGACGATAGTAAAAATGTTGTCAATATTGTCAACGTAACTGCTTCTACAAATGTGGAAGCAGGTTCTTATGTCACAGCAGCATATTTCAAAGGTGACGGAAGTCAACTGACGAATGCTGGTGCTTCGATAGACAAAGCCTTCTTCTTAAGCAATCTTTTATCTGGCGGTTAACTTTTTCAAAAAATCCCTACTAGGAGCAATAAATGGCAACAGGAATTATTCAACAAAACAACATAACCAGTACTACACTAACATCAATTTATAGTGGTGTTCCATCTGGTAAAACTGCTACCGTTAACATTTTGATTTGTAATGCAGCTAATTTTGCTGCAACAATTACTTTAGGTTTAACTACTGGTACAGTTTCATCTTTAACTGCAAATAGCTATATTGAATTCAAAGCAATTTTAGCTCCATTTGAAGTTTTGGAAAGAGGCGGTATTGTATTGGCGGCGGGTCAATATGTCTATATGCAAGCTGATAGCAACCCAACAGGCTCTACAATTAACTTAGGTACAACAATTACCGGTTACGAGGTATAACTATGTCAAGATATTTAAAAGATTCTTCAGCAGCAAGCTTTAGATTTAAAAAGTTTTTTACGGAAACTGGAACATACAGCGTTCAAATTCCAGCCGGCGCCAGACAAGTAAAAACCATTGTTTTTGGTGGTGGTGGAAATTCTTGTACAACAACTATTTGTAGTTGTAAGACACAATTGCAGCAATGTTGCTGTTGTTGTTTTGTTAGAGGTCACTTTTCTGGTGCAGGTGGCGGTTACACAGAAAAATTATGGTTAGGTGTAGGCGGCCAAAGAGCTTGTATCGTAGTTGGTGGTGCAGAAGGAACATCTTCTGTTTGTTTCTGTACTTATGGAACAATTACTGCTACAGGTGGTACAGGTTCAGGAACATCTACAAGAACCACGACAGGTGGATGTGGTACTGGCGGTGATGTCAATTCTTGCGGTAGTCCAGGTTTTGCTCGTTGTACATCGGCATTGTGTAGATTCGATTGTTGTGCGTATGTGAGTAATACACAAAACTGTGCTCAATGGTGTTCTCGTTGTTATTGCGAATTAATGGGTGTACATTTACCTGGCGGAACTCCAGGTAACGCACTATGCAACAGAGTTAACATGTCAGATGACACTACAAACGTTCCTCGTTGTTGTTGTGGCGCATCTAGGGGTTATTTTTATAACAATGGCGGTGACGAACCAAGCGTTGGTTTTGCTACTACCGCACTCAACAACTTTGATCAGGATACAAATTTTTCATCAACATACACTACTGTTCCTGGATACTGCTGGGGATTTCCTTCTTGGTATTGTACTGGTACTTGGCAAGGCGGATCATTCAGTTGTATAGATCCAGGTTACGATTTCATTTGGGATCCAATTGGAAATTGTTGCTGTACATGTAGTAGAGCTACTGTTACTGCGGGAACTTTTTGTTCCTTGACTAACAGTTGTAGTTGTGTACCAGGTAACTCAAATTCTTCATATTATAACAGCCAGTGTTATTGCTTTGTAAACAGAAGCAACGAATCTGTAACAAGTACTGCTCTTGGTGCTCCTGGTTACGGTTGTGCTCCTGGCACCCTAGGCGGCGGCGGCGCAGGTATTTGGAATGGCGATCCAGTCAGAAGCTTGACAGATTACTCCAGATCCGGTGGTGGTGGTATCGTTGTAGTTCACTACTAATAGTTAATAGGACTTAAAAAAAATGAAAAAATTTAGACTTATTCCTTATCATCATGAAGAAAATCATTTCGAAATTGTCGAAGAATTAATTTTTGAACATGAGTATGCTTTTGAAAGTACTGATCCAACATCAGTATTAGTAACATCTCAAGATTTTGGTCTTAATGATGTTGTTGACGGTTCTGGAAATTTGGTTCAAAAGGCTGTAAAGCCTGAACCAACTCCAGAAGATTTTGTAGCAGAAACTCCTTCATCAGAGCCTATTGACGTAATATATACTCATGATTATATTCAAGCAGAATTAGCAAAATGCGCTTGGACTTTAGAAAAATTTCCACCAAAAGTAGAGCAATTGAAAAACAATCAAGAACCTACTTTTATGCCTGATGAAATTAAATCATTGAACAAAGAGGAAAAAATTGCTTGGTATGAAACTGAAATAAAACGTGCTCAAGATCAAGTAACTTTATTGAACGAAAAACTTGAAAAATTGAATTAATTTTAAAATTTTTAATTGAGGAAATTATGGAAAAATCTGAAATTATATTAACTGAAGATATTAAACATCATTTGTTTATAACGTCAACTGAGATTATAGGAGCGAATCGCCTTAATTCTTGTTTTCAGAAATGTAAAAACGTTTCTGTTTTAGAGCAAGACGAAGAACTCCTATTCTCTCCTCATATACATACGCCTCCTGTTTTTGAGAATCCAAATTTCTTTATTAAAGAAAGAGAATTACTTGAATCTGGAGACGACTTATCATGGTCCAACAATTCATTTCAATTAGAATTGAATTGGCAAAAAGTAAATAGTGAAGCAAAATTACGGGTTGGAAAATCAATCTATAACTTTATAAGACCTCATATTTTGCTTGATTATTTTACAAATGCAGGATTCCTAATTGTTGTAAAAAATCCCTACGCTTTAATTCAAGACTTATTGGATGTTTGTCCAGAACTTTCGAAAGATTTGCACGAACTTGCTGAACACGTTATGCACGGATTAATTATTCAAAGAAAGAATAATTACTTAGTAGGTAACAATTTATCAATTACCTATGAAGATATGGTTACTCGACCTGAATGGGTAGAAGAAAAAATCAAAAATAAATATGAGATAGAAGATTTTGAATTTGATTTCGAAGAAACCACATCCAACGAAGATCAGATTGCAAAATTTACAGACTTTCAAATTGATATGATTAATGACATTTTCATTAAAACTTTAGACACTTTGAAATATTGGGGATATGATTTAGTAAAGAGAGAAGATTAGGCAATTTTGTTATAAGTTGATTGACAAAATTATGTTTTTATTGTAAAATTGAATATTTAATTCTGAGGAAATATTATGTCTTATACTGTTTTTAGTATTGATGGTGGTGCAGGTCGAGCGATTGCTGCTATTCCTGCACTTATAAAATACCACTACAAAAACCCTAATGATGATTTTAAGATTCTTATGCATGGATGGGATACACTATATTGGGGTATTCCTGAATTGCAAGACAGAACTTTTAATCCGGAAAACAAAGGCACGTTTGAGAATATCGTTCTCAACTGTAAGCGTGTCGTAACTCCAGAACCTTACAAACTACCATCATACTTTACTCAAAAGAAATCTTTGGGTCAAGCTTTCGATGAAACCATCAATGAAACGGATGATCATTCCGATTTGGATAAACCAACTATGGTTACAACCAAGATGGAAGAAAAGATGGCAGCTAATATTATTTCTGAGGTTAAAAACAAACAAAAAAAAGAACTCACAATCGTCATTCAACCATATGGACGTGGTGCCAAGATTGATAATGGCCATGTGATTGATGAAGCTTCACGTTCTTTAGATGCGGATGCCTATTTGTTGTTAGCTAAAAAATTAGCTACAAAGTATAACCTCATCTATTTTGGAGAAAGACAGTTCGCCATAGAACAAGATACATATACACATAAGATGGAAATGGACTTGAGAGGTTGGGCATCAGTCATTCAATCATCGGATTATTTTGTTGGTTGTGATTCGGTTGGACAATACATGGCAAGATGTTTTAATAAACCGGGAACCGTAATTTTTGGTTCCACATTCCCAATCAACACATCTTTTCCTGATCATTTCCAAATTATTGAAAAACCAGGAATCAAAAAATATTCACCTATTCGTTTAGTTGGTCTCGATTGCCATCTTGCAGATAGAATGAATGATACTTTAATGGATTTTACAGATGATGAAATTCATGATATCTTTTTGAAAATTGTTAAAGACATTGAAAACAAGGTGAAATAATGAATGTACTAGGAATAAATCCAGGACATTATGGTTCTGCTGCATTAGTCTCTGACAATAAACTTATGTTTTATGTTGAAGAAGAACGTTTAAGTCGTAACAAATATGATGGTAATCCTTTCCTTGGCATCATGCAAATCATGGATGATTACCCACTAGATAGAATCATTATTGGTGGAACAGGTCAAAAAGAATCTTTGGGTACTTTGCCTTGGACAGGTGAAGATCCTTTCACATCATTAATTAGAAAAAAATTAAATGCTAAAAATGTTGATGTAATGTATGCAGGTGAAAGTCACCACGTTGGTCATGCAGCATTATCTTTTTATAATTCGGGTTTCGATAAAGCAATTTCTATTGTAGTTGATGGTTGCGGTTCTTTTACCAGAAATAACGAAAATGGTCTTTGTGGATTTGAAACAGATACAGTTTTCGTTTGTGAGTATCCTAATAAGTTTGAATTAATCAGTAAAAAACTATGTTATACTCCTCAACAAAACTCTATGGAATACTTTGACGGCACCTCAGAATATAGTGTAGGTGCTCCCACAGTTAAGGTTTATGAAGGTGTTACAGATTATTTGGGTTTTGGTTTCATTGAAGCTGGTAAAACAATGGGTCTAGCGCCTTACGGTAAACCAGATGAAAACATTCCACATTTATACATCAATGGTCGTGGCAATCAAAACGTATTCATGCCTTTGTATCCTGCTGGAACAAGAATCAACCAGTTACTCAATCCATACCTAAGACAAACTTTTGATCCAAAAGAATGGCACAGAGATCCGGAAAAGATCCCACAAGTATCCAAAAACTTGGCATACGCAGTTCAAAAAGAATCTCAAGAATTGGTTTTAGAAGCAATCAAAAAAGCAATCGAACTAACAGGTATCAAAAAAGTTTGTATCTCTGGTGGTTACGGACTAAATTGTACTGCCAATTACTTCTTTAGAAAGAGTCTTCCATCTGATGTTGAACTTTGGTGCGAACCAATTTCTCATGATGGTGGTACATCTATTGGTTTGGCTATGATCGCTTGTAGAAACGAAACCCAAGCATCTGACGTTTACAAATCAAAATCAATTTATCTAGGTAAACAATACGATACATCAACTTATTTAACTGATGTAAACGAAGATGAATTTGAAATTGAATCTGTAGAACCTAAAGATGTTGCCAAATTAATTTCAGACAGAAATATTGTTGCACTTTTCCAAGGTCGTGCTGAAGCCGGTCCTAGAGCTCTAGGTAACAGGTCGATTCTTTATGATCCAAGAGATCCAGACGGCAAACAATTTGTAAATATTGTCAAAGGTCGTGAATGGTTTAGGCCTTTTGCAGGTTCTATGCTTAAAGAAGATGCTAAACATTGGTTCGATATGGCCGGAATGGAAGAATCTCCATTCATGATGTATGCTATTGATGTACAGTCTGACAAAGCACATCTGATTCCTTCTATCATACATGTCGATGACACATGCCGTATTCAAACTGTTACAAAAGAACAGAATGAACACTATTACAACTTGATTAGTGAGTTTAAGAATATCACGGGTGTTCCAATCGTGTTCAATACAAGTTTCAACCTTGCAGGTGAACCATTGGTAGAGACTATCAAAGATGCGTTACACACACTCAGAAGTTCTAAGATGAACTATCTGTATCTACCAGAGATTGGAAAACTTCTGACTAAGAAGGTAAAGAGTTAACAAACTCTAATAAATTTTGAAAGGTTTTGGTTCTCATTCTCAATTCTCGATTGGCGAATGAGTCCAACTTTTCTAAAGTTTCTTGATAGATACCAGTCTTAACTAAAACAGGTACGCAACCTAAAGAGTTTCCAGCTTTAAGGTTGCGTATTTTATTTCCGACAAAATAACCACCTTTAAATTTTATTCTTTGTTCTTTTTCGGCTTTCTTCATCATGCCAGTATTTGGCATAGAGTAGATATCCTGTTTCATATTGGTAGTTGAGTACAGTACACCATCAATATTTTGTATTCCGTACTCACCAAATATTTCCATCATACGCATATTTGTACGGTCAACATCATCTACAGTCAATATTCCCTCACTAATTAGTGGTTCATTGAAGAAAATAGAAACCTTATAACCTTTAAGACGTAAAAGTTTAATGGCTTCTAAAGAACCTTCAACTGGAACAACATCATCTGGAGTCTTTATTTGACCATCACGCAATATTACACCGGTTCGTTCAATAGCAACAACGCCAGTATTAAAAACTTCTGGCCAAGGTTCTAAATTCTTAAATCCTGAAACAGTTGCAATTTTGTTATCGTATCTTCCCATCATTATTCCTTAAACATAAATAGTCCATTACCTCTCATTGTATTATATATTGATCTAAAAAGTCAAATAAATACTAACAAAATGGAATCAACATGGCCACAATTACCACTAGAGTTGCTTTTAAAGAATATTGTTTACGCAGATTAGGTTTTCCAGTCATCGATATTAACGTGGATGATGACCAAGTGGAAGACCGAATTGATGATGCCTTACAGTACTGGCAAGATTACCATTTCGATGGTCTACAAAAGGTCTATTACATCAAAAGAGTGGAACAAGCCGATGTTAACCAAAAGTATATAGATTTAAGCAATGTTACCGACAGTTCAAATAACGCATTAGAGATTGTTGGCATATCACGTATATTTCCAATTCAAGATTCTCAGGCAACTATTAATATGTTTGACCTTAGATATCAACTAAGATTAAATGAATTGTATGACTTCACATCAGCGTCCTACATCAACTACACACTAACACAACAGCATCTACGTTCATTGGAGTTAATGTTTACTGGAGAAGTTCCTATTCGATTCCAAAGACATATGCGTAGGCTGTATATAGATTGGGCGTGGGGTTCATCACAATCACCAGTTGGTACTGTGGTAGTTGCCGAAGCTTATGCAAATATCGACCCTACGGTATACACCAGAGTTTGGAATGACCGTTGGTTGAAAGAATATGCAACTGCTTTAATCAAAAGAAGTTGGGGAAACAACATTAAAAAATTTAATGGACTACAATTGCCAGGCGGTGTTACATTAAATGGTGATAAAATTTATGATGAGGCCGTTGCAGAAATTGAAAAACTAGAACAAGAAATGCAAGTTGAGTATGGTGCACCACTTGAATGGTTCATGAATTAAGATGGCAACCAGTCCTTATTTTAATAATTATAACTCTAAAGCTGAGCAAAGAGTTTACGAAGATTTAATTGTTGAGTCCATTAAGATAATGGGATTCGATGGTTACTATTTACCTAATGACAATGATCAGGCTCGTGATCTTTTATATGGTGAAGATCCGGTTAAAAAATTTCAAACAGCATTTCCAATCGAATTTTATTTGTCAAATGTATTGGAGTACGGTGGCGAGAAAGAATTCTTTTCAAAATTTGGTTTACAAATTAAAAACAATGCTTCAGTCATTGTTTCTAAAAGGTCTTTCGCTCAAAGAGTTCCACCACATTTAGTAAGACCCCGTGAGGGAGATTTAATTTATGTACCGTTTTTAAATGGTACTGGTGAATTATACGAAATTAAATTTGCTGACCAAGATAAAGAATTCCATACATTAGGAAGAAGAATACCATACTTCTATGAACTAGATTTGGAGAAATTCAAGTACTCTCAAGAACTTATCGATACTGGTATTGGAGATATTGATCAGGTTACAACAGACAATTCATATTCTATTGATTTTACCATAGGCGCAGGATCAGGAACTTATGAACTGAACGAAGTTGTGTTCCAATCTAGCAGTAACACAGGAAATATATTGCTTGCTTATGCTAATGCAACAACACTTGCAACCGTTAAATCTTGGACTCCAGGTTCAAACACATTATCTGTTATTGATATCAATGGTGAATTTATTGATGGTCGTAAAATTATAGGTTACACAAGCAACGCAAGATATACATTAAGTACATATGATCCATTAAATGTGAATGTTGCACACGAAACATATGACAACCTATACATTAAAAACCAAGCCAATTCAATCATAGATTTTTCCGAATCAAACCCTTTTGGTAGCATATAATGTCAACAAATATACAATACCATCGTGTCATTAGAAAACTTGTTGTAGGATTTGGTGATTTATTTAATAACATCACACTGGTAAGATATAATCCGGACAATACTGAAGCAGAGAGGATGATTGTTCCTATTGCATATGCTTCAAAAGAATTATATGTGATGAGATTGCAAGACGATCCAGACTTAACTAAAAAGGTGATGATAACATTACCTAGAATGTCATTTGAAATGACTGGATTGAGTTACGATTCATCAAGAAAACAAAACACAAACATCAAACAATTTGCCAAAACAAGTGGCGGCGTTGTGTCTCAGTACAATCCAGTACCATATGATTTTGATTTTTCTTTATATTTGTATGTCAGAAATATTGAAGATGGTACTCAGATCATTGAACACATTCTTCCTTATTTTACACCAGATTATACAATTAAACTGAATCTTATTCCTGAAATGGGAATAGTTAAAGAAATACCTATTATCTTAAAAAATACTGATTATGAAGTTAGATATGAAGGCAACAGAGATTCAGAAACAAGAACAATTATTTGGACTTTAAATTTTACGGTCAAAGGTTTTATATTTGGTAAAACATCAGAAGTTGGTTTAATTAAAACTTCAATTACAAATATATTTAACAACATCACATCCGAAGATTTGGTTGCTTTCAATATGGCAAATACTGGTACAGGATTTTACCAGACCGGAGAATTAGTTTATCAAGGTTATTCTCCCGCAACTGCAACTGCAACAGGTAAGGTTGCTCTTTGGGCTAACAACATACACAAATTAACGCTGACTGAAATTAATGGAAATTTTGTTTCAGGAACTCCAATTGTTGGTATGAAAACAAATGCAAACTATTCGTTTGTTTCTTATAAAGTGGCACCAGAAAAATTAGCAAAAATAGTTGTAACAACTAATCCTGCAAATGCTAATGTAAATTCCTATTATACATATACAACCACTATAACGGAAGCACCAGACATAGATTAATATGAATACCTTTGATAAGAAAATGGAAGAAGTTTTTGATTTGGCACCAATTAAAGAAGAAAAAAAAGAAAAACTTCCTACGGTGTCGGTGTCTTATAACAAACCCGATTTAAAACAAGATTTGACTGATGCATATCAACAGTCAAAAGAAAACCTACAAACCATCATTGATCAAGGTCAAGAAGCAATGGATGAAATTCTAAACATTGCTAAAGCGGGCCAACATCCAAGAGCGTTTGAAGTTTATGGAACTCTATTAAAAAATATGGTTGATGCCAACAAAGAACTTTTAAACATTCAAAAACAAATGCGTGATATGGATGAAGAAAAGAAACAAAAGACTGGTACAAATATTGACAAAGCCATATTTGTTGGTTCTACTGCTGAGTTGAATAAACTTATCAAAGGCAAAGATTAATGGTCACCAATACAAAAGATTCGTATCGTGACAATCCACTCTTAAAAAAAGTAGGCGTAGAACACCAGTACACAGAAGAACAGGTACAAGAATACATTAAGTGTTCTAAAGACCCTGTGTATTTCTGTATGAATTACATCAAGATCGTAAACGTTGATGAAGGTCTGATGTCATTTAGAATGTGGGACTTTCAAAAAGAAATGATTAATCTTTTTAAAGATAATCGTTTCGTTATCACTAAATGTCCTCGACAAGTTGGTAAAACTACCACAACAGTTGGTTATCTTCTTTGGGCAACAATTTTTACTGATGCACAAAACGTTGCCGTTCTTGCCAACAAGGGTGCCTTAGCTAGAGACATCTTGGCAAAATATCAACTTGCATATGAAAACTTACCACAATGGCTACAACAAGGTGTTGTTACATGGAATAAAGGTAACGTAGAATTAGAAAATGGATCTAAAGTAATTGCAGCATCAACATCAAGTTCTGCAATTCGAGGAGGTTCTTTTAACATCGTATTTTTGGATGAATTTGCGTTCGTACCCAACAACATCGCCAACGAATTCTTTAACTCTGTTTATCCTGTAATTTCATCAGGTAAAACTTCCAAGATTATTATTGTTTCTACTCCTAACGGCATGAATCTGTTCTATAAACTTTGGATGGATTCATTAGAAGGCAGAAACGACTATAAGAATTTTGAAATTCATTGGTCGATGGTACCAGGACGTGATGAGAAGTGGAAAGAAGAAACCATACGAAACACTTC